CTTTCACTTCCTTCAGGTGGAGTGGTGGGTTTGACTAATAAATTTTTATCCGATGTGACAAAGTTTGATGCCTCTCTTGGAATAATGTAATCAGGTTTGACACCAAATGGTCGTCTACCAAATACCCTTTGTTTTGGTGCTAAAGGTGGAGTATCATCACGAAGTTCATGAGGGTCTATAACAGCGTTACTTTTGACATACTCAGGTGTAATCTTAGTCCTTTTTAAAGTCCCATGTTTTTCCATCGCTGTTTTTTCTCTTTGAGTACCATCTCCACCATATACAGAATCTGCTGCTGGTGCTACCAATTGTTTCATACCTCTTGGCATCCCAGCTGGGGTGATTAGTCTTCTCTCACCATACTTTGTAAAGATACCATCTGGCCATGCATCACCTGTATTTAATCCGTATCCAACCGTAGTACCACTAAATTCTTTTAATATATTCTTTAACTTGACCATCTATTCTATTAGTCATCTGCATGTTCTAATAATTTTACATCATCCTCGGCGTTGTTGAACCAAAAGTCAATGACCTTGGCAAACGAACCAACGAATCCACCTAACATCAGTAGTAAGATTTCTTTCCATCCACTCTGTACATCAACTCCGTTACTCATAAAGTAAATCATAAGTGCAAGGATAGTAGAGAAAAGTGCTACCACAGATATACTGATATACCACTTTTTGTTCTGTCTAAATTTTATAATATCAACTAATTGTTGATTTATAGCATGTTTTTGATCTTGGACATGGTAATCATCTACTTTCACATCCTTTTTTTCAACTGGCATCTTACTTCTCCTATTTAGCCGTTAAGACATTTAAGAAATCTTTTATAGACTCTTTTTACCACATACTCTTTTCCTCTATTTCTTTCTAAAAATGTGAAAAGTTGTTGTCTTAAAAGAGCCTCTTGTGTTTCACTCAACCTTTATTCCCCTTTATTTTGTCACCTTTTTTACCTTTTCGATAGACCGACCAGCGAAGTATGCTGCGTATACGGTCATCAATAATGTTTGATAAACAGGTACATAGGCTTCACCAATAGTAAACTCACCCATGTTACCATCAAATACACTTAGTATTACGAATACACCTGTTAAAAATATTAATGTAATCGGTCTTATATTTTTACTTAACCAACTACCATGTTTTAAATCTGCTTCCCAACGGGCTGATACTTGAGCTTGAGCCGCTTGTTCTGCCTCTGCTAGTATCTGTGTAATTTTTTGTTTTGCTTCTTCTCTTTCCTCACCTGAAGTATGTAGGTCATCGACTATCTTTCCGATGTCCTTTATAGCATCACCACCTAATAAACTACCTGCGCCTTTGGCTATTGTACTTAGTAACCCCATGATTATCTCCTTGTTTTTTTAACCATTTTTTGTACTGGTTAGCTGTTCTACCTTTTTGTTTCAGCTCTTTGTTTTTTCTAAGTCTTTGTTGTTTTCGTAACTTAGCTGATTTATTTGGCATATCTTTTATCCATCAAATATAAATATCTGTTATTCATTTTTTTGTACTATAACCTACCAATTGACCACTCAATAATGACTGAATTGTGTAATACAATGATGGGTTTCTTTTTAATAATTCTTTAAACTCAGGTTGCTTCCAAACTAAACATTCAGTATCGTGTTCAACTTTACAAGTGGCCGTTGCTGGTTTATCTGTAAGAAAAGACATCTCACCAACAAACTCTCCATCTTTTAATTGTGCCACTCCTTCACCATCCACAATAACATTTACAGTTCCATTGTAAATCAAAATTAAATCATCAACTGGCATACCTTGTATTATAAGTGATTGGTTTTTCTTATATGTTTTCCATTCGGCTACCTTACTTATCTTCAAATACTCTACTGGACTTAACTCCTTGAATAATGTTTCATATAGTTCTTTGTCTTTCGATTTCATATTAACAGGTCTTTTTTCATATATGATAACTGCTATATGATAGATATTTACTAGCACAAAAATAATGTTCCAACCTATTGGTAACCACATCGGTTCAACTGGAATAATGTAATTATAAAATACTGAAAATAAACTTGCGAAAATAGATAGGATTCTAAGGTATAAAATATCCTTTACTAAAAAAGAAAATGCTATTAACCCAAAGGCTAAATGACCCGATAAAGTTGCAATATCCATACATTAAAATACATCTTCAGCTAATATATCATCTATTGCAGACTTGATTTCTTTATTACTTAAATCGAGTTCCCCATCCATATCGGCTTTCCATGTTTCCTTTTTAGAACCATCGTAGAAAAGAGCTAATGATGGATAATTCCTAAACCGTAACTTCTTAACAACCTTTGGGGCATCTTCACTTTTAACTCTTATAATCTCACAATCTTGGTATCCTTTTACACCTTTGATGAGTTTTTCATCAAAATCGGCTTCTTGCCATTCTGATGTAAATACCACAACAACAACCCCACCATTTATTTTTTCTTTGAAATTTTTATCGTTAACACCTTGACCAAATGTCATGGAGAAAAGTAATATCAATCCTAACAAATTTCGCATAATGTAACTCCTACTTGTCCTTTTTCTTCGCAACCTCTACTCTTAGGTTAGCCACGAGTTTTTCTAAATCTTCAATTTTCTCTTCATACTCATCAATTATTTCAAATACATTATCCATATCTTCTTGTAATCCACCAACTTGTGTTTTGTATTGTTCGTATGAACGAGGCCAGTTATGTCCATCAGGTTTAGATGGATATTCATCACCAAATATAGATTCAATAGATGGTGGTTCTGGTAAGTTTTTTGCTTCTTCTATTTCTGCTAACAACATATAATAACCACCAACACCTGCCGCTATTACACTAACAAGTGCAATAATGGTCTGAATAGACATTGTAAACTTTGTACCCATAACTTTATCTTCAGAAAGTTCTATTGGTTCTTCTACTTTTGGTTCTTCTACTACAGGCTGTGGAGTAGGTTCAACCACAACGGGTTCTGGTTTTGGTATAGGTTCTTTATGAATCTCTTCGTGTTTTTCTTCGTGTTTTTTAGTGTCCGAAGAGTGATTCATCATGGCCTCAGTAATGTCTTCAAAGGAGCAAACACCCATGTTTACAAGGATTTCACCAATGGTTCCTTTTTTACCTTTGACTTGTTCTTGTAAGGCTTTGCTTAGTTGTCGTTTTGTGATAACATCTGCATCACATAACAACTGACCTAATCTGACTCCATCACTCATATATTATTCACCTGTATAAAATGTCCCTTCAGGATCCATTCCTATTTCTATGTTCTCAAATACCAATAGTGCTATCTGTAACTCATCTCTATACGGATTATAGAACTGACCATTTACCACACCTGAAATTTTGTTATCTTCGATTGATGTTATTTCAGCCTGACCAAAATTTGTGTAGTCTTGACTACCAATAATTTCTAAATCAATTGATTGTTCTCTATCCAAAGTATCTTCAGCTCCATAGTTTAGATATAGACCAGCATCTATTAAGTTATCATTATCCTCACCATCCTTATCATACCATATTGTAGCATAGTGTTCCAATTCAGGTAATACCCTACCGACTTCCCTTTGAAAGTGAAACACAAGTAACTTCTTAATCTTACCATCTTCACCAACGGACTTTTGACCAAAGGTCGTTATTGAACCATAATAAGTAAACGGGTCTATTGGATCTCCATTTACCCACATTTGCATCATTGGTTCTTTTGTTTCTTCTACTCTCGTGTCCTCACAACTTGATGTGGTGAACATTACGGCCAATAATACTATACCGAGAGCCGTTCTTATATTGTTGTATATTTCCTCGTGTCTCATTTTAAAATCCCATAAATTGATAATTAACTCCTAACTTGATATCGTATGCTGGTCTCTCCCAATAATACAGATATCTTCCCTCAGCAAACACTCCAAGATTATCTTTGAGTTTTACTCCGAATAAAGCACCTAAATCATAATCATTCCAATCTGCCCAACCACTCTCGACATATTCAAAGTCATATGGTTCATATCCTTCTTCTAAATGTTTTTTGTATAGTGAAGCATTCTGATAAGAATGTTTGGTGTGACCAAAATGAACAGGTAACCAATTACCCCAAGCGTGTAACCACCAATTATCAGCATAGTGGTAAAAGTCCATCCCTATCACAAGTGATGTTTCACTTTGATATCCTAAATTCTTTTTTACTCCATCAATGTAAGTTTCTAACATTCGTGGGAAGTGGTATATAAAGTATTCTCTATCCGTATAAGCAAATATACGACCATCGGCATCTCTCCATAACCAATCGTGACCCCAATACTCCCCACGACCATTCCAAAAAGGACCATCTCCTTCAACCTTTACCCATTCACCATCTATAAGTTCTAACAACTCATCATGTTTCCAAATCGGATTACCATCTTCATCATACCCCTCTAACATAGATTCATCATACCACATATTATCATCAATACCAAATGCGTCTTCAGCAAATGCCCACCATTGACCTCTGTACCAAGTGGTGTCCAATACCATGGCATCAAATCCATATACAGGATGTTGTCTGTGTTTAAATCCAAGAGAAACATGAAATTTATTTTGTAATACATCTGGTGTAAGGTGTACTCTCAAATCACCTTGACCATAGTTGATTTCTTCTAATCCTAACTCTGTCCAACCAACCTTAGCCATTAAGAAATCACCAATGTATCTTAACCAATATTCTTGATTAACATAATCATTTCCCCATTGACGACCTTGAGAATGTTTTATTAAATATTCCCAACCCTTAACAGGTCCGAATGTAGCACTTTCATTAGCATTTTGTTCTGAACCATCGTACCAAGTTCCACCCTTACCAGCAGACTTTACACCTCTTTTTGGTTCGTATTGAAATCTACCAATCTTCCTTAATCCAAAGGATGTTTGGAAATCAGGTTTTAAATCTCTCTCTGTTCTATCTACCATCAAATCACCAGTGCTCAATCCACCAACAATTGCAAATCTATCGTCTTGATGTCGTGGTGCGTTTAAACTGAAACTACCATAAGCAGTTGAGTATTTAAAAAAGTTTGATACAAAGTTTTGGGCAAACAAAGATGAGGTTATTAATATTCCTATAAAAAAGTTCTTTAACATCTGTTTTCTCCTGTTAAGCGTTAAATTACTATAATAAATATAACCTTGTTTAATTAAACATCAAATCGAACAACAAAACTCATGTCCATTTTATCATCATTTTTAATGGGTTTTGATGTTCTACCGATTGCCAATAACTCTCCTAAATCATTATATAATCCGATTGTTGTGATATATGGTGCAAACTCTGAATGTGATACAAATGGTTCGTAAAATTGTGTTGCTTCATAAGATGAATCAAATGAACCAGTTGAATTTTTACCCCCACTTGGGTTGTCACCAGGTGGAAATAAATGATAAGGTGTTGCACCTTCTTTAATTGTGATACTTCCACTTCTCTGAAATGTAGCACTTACATTTTTTGTAGCGTTATGTTGTCCCGCTTTAGATATTACGGTATATTCGTGTTGATAAATTGTATGAGTTGCCTTAAAAGTAAGTTCGAAACCATCATTACCAGTACCTTGAAATACATCAAGATAACTACCAGTATCAGTCACCACGATTACACCCGTATTATAGAAAATATTTCCTATGACACTTCCACTACCTTGTGCAGTAACACCTTGTGAAAAATTAAAACTACTATTTTTATGTGTTGCATAACTTGATGAATGTGCAAAATCATAAAGATTACCATCTTTGTCATCTCGTATGTCTATTGTAATATCTGTGGAATCATCTAATATTTTTAAACTACCTGGCTTAATACCTTCACCAAAAAATTGTTGTGGAACGGAAATCATAGAAGCACTCGCATGAAGATTTCTAAACATTTTATTTGGGTTTGAGGGCCCGTATGATAAAAATGGTTGTTCTTGATTTGTTCCTTTGGGAAGTTTGTGTTTGTTGCTGAATCTTTCGTAATAGGTATTATTCAACATATAGTAAGTTGGATGAGAATAGAATGTGCCAGTACTATACCAAGTACTTTTGGGCTTACCCATAGACTCGGAAACAGAACTAAAGGTTCCTATACTCTGTGAAAGTGCGGAACCTGTAGTGAAATTATGATAACTCCCACTAACGGCTCTAAGAGCGAAAATCCCACTTCCACTATCTGTATTTGTAAAGGTGAATTGTTTATGTGTTACAAACGGCTCAATAGATACATCAGATGGTTGGACATCTCTTAACATACCCTACCCCTATTGTTTAAAAATCAAGTTTAACTTTGACTAATGCTTCTCTTGAAAAAGATTTAAGAACTGGTTGACTCAACTTAGCAACTGCTAAAAGTTCATTCGAATCATTGTATAAACCTATTGTTGTTATATAAGACTTGGGGTCTTTAAAAAATGTAGGTTGTACAAAATCACCAGTTGAAGCAGTAAAGAAAGTTGGATTATTACTGAAGTTAAATTCTTTATTACCAGCTCGACAGAAAAAATGAGTGGATGAAAGTTTTTCTTCTCTACGGGCTTGAAACTTAGCTCCGTTATTTATTATACCAAAGAACTTATCAGCGTTTCTACCAAGTGTGTTAGAAGATGTATTCGTGTCTAACTCTGCTGATGCCGAAGCGTTCATAATATCTCCGTTCAGAACAATCAATCCTAAATCAGGATAAAACAATCCAAATCCACCACCTGGTTGTGAAGCGGCTGCAGTTTTAATACTTGCCTGACCACTGGCTATTGAACCACTAACAACATTGAATACTCTACCACCAATACCACTTTCAGGATTTGTTGTGGAATCACTATCATCAATCAGTTTTACTATTCCACCATTACCTGCATCTGCGGCACTTCCACTCAGTACTAATTCCCAATTACCTGGATCCATCTTTTCTCTCATTCTTGCTCGTTTAAGAGAAACTAAGTAAAAATGTTTTGATGTAGCCGAACCAGCATATGTAAATCTATCTACATTGGGTCCTAAGAGTAAGTTTACTAATTGTGCATGTATGGCTGCAGTTGCTCTGTTACCAGTTGCCGCCCCCACAGTTCCTTTTGAACCACTTCCGTTCAGATGACCATATGCAACACTAAACTGAACTTCAGCCTCTGTATCGGTTTGTGGACTCGTTTTATATACATCAAGAAAATAATTTCCTGTTGAAGAACTTTGTGCAGACGAAGTAAAATATGAAGTAAGAGTTCCACTTCCACCACTCCATATACCACTTGATATTGTGGCTTTGATGTTATTTACAACATCATTCTCTTGGTCAAATATTTTATATACTCCTGATAGTGCCATTTTTTACTCCTAAGATGATGAAGGTGTTGCCGGACTACCAAGTACGGTTTTGTTAACCGTCACGGTTATAGTAGTCGTGGCTCCTGTTTGATTACCTACCACCGTAAGTTGTGTTTTCTTCTTGGCTGGTGTGGTAAATGTTTCTGGTACAACCCTTGCAGTCAAACCGACAACATTCTGACTATTAGTAATCTCGTCACTACTTAGATTAACAGGTACTAATGGTGCAGTTTGTCCGGGTGCCGCTTGACCAATCTGTAGTCTTGCAACACTCGTGTCATGTATTATAAATGTATATCCGAGTTCTGCGTCGGTTGAGTTTAATGTACCAGGACTTATTAGGTCACCATTTCCACCACCTTGTTGAAAAGTTAATGAAGGTACAGCTACATCTAAAATTGGTAGACGAGATGTTTCTTTTGGTAATGAGACTAATTTATATTTTAATGCTTGTGTCTCATCTGGTACAGGTTCTAACAGAGGCATATTTTCAATGACTGCCCCATAATAGTTTGTTCCATTAGGATGGGAAGTATCCCATAAACGATAATCGACTTCATCGTCTGCTAACGCGAACTTTGTCACTTTGAATTCATTGTTACCACGAGCTAATAACTCACGACCTCTTTTGGTGAGTATCGCATCAACTGTAATTGTGGTATTATTAAGAAATCCCATAATTTATTCTCCTTACAATATATGTAGATTTTTTGGGTATATTAGATTAAAACTTTTCTCATCTATAAATATACTCAAATAAAATTTTTGTTCATTTATAATACTTCTAACTTAGAATCTCCACCCTCTTTCGATATGAGTGTCGTTGGTGAGGTCAATATCACCGTAACAGGATCTAATTTATCTAAAGTTGTCTTTTTAGTCTGTAATGAACCTTTATAAACCAATCTAAACATTTGGTTATCTTGATAAAGACTTTGTTTATCACTTCTATGGAGTGAAGAAGAGTGGTAATTATTTGCTGAGGCACTTGCCTGTGTTGTGTAGAAAAATCTTCTCTCGTAGTTATGTTCAGATAATACAGAACCAGTTATATTTGGTTGTAGTACTTCACTAAATATTTTTTCAGGTCCACCTATTTTTATAGTGAAGTTTCCATATTTTTCTTCTCCACCACCCCATCCACTCAAGGATGAAGAAAGTATATATAAAGATGGTGTTCTAAATATGTCTTCCGATACTGAACCCGTATATGTCATATATAAACCACTCTGTGTAAATTGTGCATCTAAATCAACAGAACCAGTATAAGTAATATACTTTCCACTCTGTGAAAGTTGTGCATCTAAATCTATAGAAGCGGTATATGAAAGTGACTCTGCAGAACCAGATTGGTTTACCCCTTCTACAAAACCCTCAACATATAAATCATCATAATTTGGTGGTGCTCCAATGACCTCTTTTTTTCTTTCTAAAATATTTGGTTCTATAAGTATTCCAAGACTTGCATTTGCTCTTGCTGGAACCATTCGTCTTAGTTGGTCAAATATAGATGCATCATAGAATCTAATCAGTCTAATGTAATCCCAAAAGTTATTAGGACCTGTATATTTTTGCCAATAAGTTGTGGATATATCCTCTAACTGACGATATCTTCTCTTGTACTTATCACGAGGGTCACCGATATATTGGTCAAAATCAAGGTCTGCGACTGATAGGATAATATCTTCATTTATCATATCGGTAGGTGAGAAATATATTCCAACTTTATTACTATCTAATGGGGCTAAATCATAAGCACTTAACTCACTTCTCTTATCTACTGATAGTGCACCAAATACAAGTCTGTTACTTTCAATACGAACTTTATTTTCAACTCTTCTATTAGGGCCGATGTTTGGTATCTTGGCCTTTTGTTCATCAACTATTGACCTAAAGTGTGGTACTATACCACTTGTATATCCATTTGCAACTCCATCTGATGTATAAGATTGGTCTGAGCTTGTATCTTTGATGCTCGTGGACGAACTTAAATCTTTATCATCGTCCAATCCATATCTCAATACTAAATCTGTATATGATGATGATGCGTGATTTCCATCGTATGCCTTTGGTGCTGCTATTTGGTTAAAAAATGAACCACTATTTAATGCAGTATTCCAATAACGAAACTCCATCATCGAACCACTAAGTTGAGTACCAAAGTTTGAACCAGGTTTACCACCAATATAACCAGTTTCGTTACCGACAAATGCACCATTGTATCCCGCAACCTTTGTTGAACCACTTACCCAAGATTGTCTAAGTACTCTTTTAGTACCAGAGTCGTATCTTCCAACATGAAGATTGTATAAAATATTCTGTGATGTAGTGTCTACTGTTAGTTGTCCAGCAGAACTACCACTATAATGTTTACCATCATCTCCAACACTAGCACTCATTCTTGTCAACATTACCGAATAGAACTCACCATCATATACTGGCAGTTCGATTGATTGTAATTCAAACACCTCAGATGTACCAGTACCACTGCCTGATATTACGAAAGAAACATACCCATAGTTATCGGTAGATGAGTTGTCTTTTAATCTTAATGACCAATCATCACCAGCTTGAAATAATACTTGTGATGAACCACTAGCTGCCTCTGACCTAAATCTAAGTTGTACCGTATCAGGTTTTCTACCACTATTGGTATCATTGGCCCAATCGGTCTCTACATATTGTTCACCTTTGAAATCTAATGCCTTTGTAAACTTCCGAGTTATTTGATATGCTGGTTCACTATCTGTTGCAGGATTAGGACCTCCATATTCCCTTACTCTTAAAATACTACTCGGTATACCATAACAATTTATCAAACCTTTAAGAGAACGAATAGTACCTTTGGTTTTTAAGAAAAAGGGCATGTTGTTTAATATTCTTTTCCATATTTCTCTTGATATGTCTCGTTGTGGTGTATCAGAAAATGTTGATGATGTACTATCCGAACCTGTTACCTGAGCTCCTGTCAAGTAGTTTGGTAAATCTACTAAATCTTGTCCATCATTTAAATAAAATCCTAATGAACGACCAACATGGTAAATCAAATCTTTAGACAGACCCTCATCTAACTTTTGTCTCCTATCGTATATTTGTGGTATTTGATTGATATATGTCCAAACCTTATCAAAGTGTTCACCAGTCATATTTAGAAAAGTTAAAAATGGAGTATTATTTGTATCATCTTTGATGTGGTTTGGTATATTTTCGATTAACCTATCACGATTTGCCCTATCATAGTTTGAGGCACTTATTATTTGATTATCATACCAAGTTTCCGCGGCCGATTCAGTTACTGCATATAAAACATATGGGTCAAGATTTGTACCCGTTCCACTTTTCTTGGGCCATGCATTATCATGAAAAAT